TTTTAATGCTATTTTTCATAGGAAATGATTAATAAAATGCATTTTATTAATGAATCCATATCATTTTTAGTCATAATATGTAAGAATATGCTTAACTTTCGTTTTAATTGGTATTATTAAAGCAATTGCTTAACATTGGTTTCTTTTAATATATATATGATATAATAAAAGAATGGGTTATATGTTTAATATCGGATCTGAACACCGTTGGCTCCAAAGGTAAGAACAGCCTGGTGTCCGCAATACGCGTCATACCGGATGGCTGGTGTGGTGGCGTTGGCGTTGTAGATGATGTTCCAGAAGATATCAACAGACTGTGAGTTGAACCCAGAGAACATTCCACTTGAATCACTGCTTGGGTAAGAAGACATATCCATACCAAGAGCAAAGGATGGCTGAACACAGTTTAAGTCAGGGTTCAATGCACCGGGGGTCTCTGTTGAAGCAATAACCAAGGGCTGGGTAATGTATTGCTGTCTGCATACGTTGGGGGCATATCCTATGTCGCCGGGAGAGCCTAAAGCCATCTGATAAAGAGCAAACATTTGAGGAAGGTCATTAGGTCTCTTTGTAGGCACCGTCATGCTACCCAAGTTCAAGTAGAACTCTAAAATATTGAAGTGGGCTGATGCGTAGGCATCAAAATCTGCGGAAGCAGGTCCGAGTGTGGATTGTAATCGCTGGGTTAGTAAAAGCGAGGTGATGCTTGAATACTTGAACGGCACAGGCATAGACACCTGCGTAGTTGCGTTAGCCAAGGTAGCACTGTATGAGATGTTAGCCCATCTATCAACAGCCATAGCAAGGTCGCCACCTCCGAGGGATGAGCGAATGGTGCCGATGGCTTGGTCGCTCAATTCAATGAAGGATCCCACATATTCTAAGTTGCTGATAGTAAAGGTAGAAAGAACAGCGGGGGCTACAAAGGGAATAGACGCATTAGAGGCAAATTGAATTTCAAGTCTCAAGGCACCCATACCACTGCAAGCGAAGAGGGGAAAATACTTATCAGTCAAAGAACCAACAATAGAGACAAGGGGAATAGCGAATGTGATTGCAGTTGTAGTTGCGTTCGCAGCCAAAGTTGTCGCATCCGAATACAAAGGATTTACAATACGTAATCCACGAACTGTGTTCAACATAGCACCAACAGATGCGGATGTGTTTGTTCCAGTGCATTGAATGAGTGGAACAGATTCATCGAAGCCCTCCGACACAGACCCGACACCTGTGTTCTTATCAGCACTTCGCTGATGGGTAGCAAGAACAGACAAAAGATTACCATACTCGCTCACATCTTCAAGTAAGACACCGTTGGGTGAGAAAAGGCGGATACGAGAAATGAGTCCGTGTGCGCCTGCCTTGCTCATGCGGACAAGTCCGTTAGCAGTTGCACCGTTGGTCACAGTCATACTGAATTTCAAAAACGAATCAGCTCCAGACAACACGGTGTTTGGGTTGCAGGGGATGTTGAGGATCGCCACGTCATTAGGGGCATAAGTGCTTGAACCTGTTGGTTGAATGTTGCTGGTGTATGCTCGTGCAGATGAGGCATTAACCTTGTTTGCGTAAAGAAGATTCTTGGGTAGCATCGTTATATAGTATGCTACGAAAAAAAAACTTTGTAAATCTTTTTATTAGATGAAAAAATCCCGCCAATTTTGCCCTAAAGAATCGTTGTTTATTCTTACACTTTTTTTCGTAGGTATTTGTATAGGCTCCGCTGATGTCTTGGTTCTTCTACCTGATTTCCTCTTTTTTTTTACTATTATTATTTCGTCCTCTGATTCACTGCCTGATGATTCGCTTTCTGCTTCAGTGCTACTTTCCTCCTCTTGATAAGTAATAACAGGTTTTTTAGGTTTAGTAGCTTTTTTAGCGGGCTTCGCCCGCAGGGTCTTTGGCGGAACCGGGGGCGTTATTTCTTCTAAAGGTTCTCCCTCCTCTTCTACCAATACTGTATTCTTAAACACCTCCTTCGCTTGTTTTTTTGGTTTCGCTTCTACGGGGACTGCCTTTACCGGTTGCTGTATCTCCGCCTTTTTTACATATCCTTCTTTTTCGAGTAGAGCCTTTTGTGCTTCCAGCAATTTCTCCTCCTTGCGTTTTTGAATGTTCTCGAGTCGTTTTTTTTGACCGTTTAATAAATTTTGACGACTGGCTTCGCTCATAGGTTTTCTCGGCTTCTTCGCTTTTGTTAGCCCGGTGTTATCGTCATTTCCAGTATTTCCTAAATCGGATTTTTCAGATTCCATGGTATATAGATAGTATAGAAAAAAATTGGCTTTATATACTATTTTTGTGATTGTTTTGCTGTGGCTTTTTATTTTTTATATTTTTGTATGCTGTCGTATGCAGTCTTTTTATTAATAATTATTTAAGTCGCTTCGCTCCTCCACCGGGGCGACTACTAATACCGGTCGATCCTCCTCGGGGACGTTGGCGAACAAATACTCATACTTATGTGGGGGAAAATGGTCCATCTGCTTATTCAAATACTTTTCTATGATTTGCTCATTACCATACAACAGGCGGGTCCAATCTACTATGTTGTTGTGGGCTGACTCGCTATAATCAAATCGCCCCCAGTCTAAACTGGATTCATCTATCATACGAACATCGTCTTGGGCTGGTTGAGGAATCTCTACTGTTAGACTGCTTACATGCTCTCTGGGTTCTTCTTCTTCGACTTCTCTTGAGAGAGTTATATTGATTGTATCCATCTTATATTATACCTAAATATTTTATTTCTATATTTCATTCTTAATTAATATTTTAATAACTTCTTCATTAGAAGATAATAATCGTCCTCGTAGAATTGCCCCTTCATTGGCTCTTCTATAACGTTTTCATCGCAAACCATAGATGGAGACACCATTGTATGATTAGAATAGATGAAGTATATCTTCTCCTCTGTGATTCTATAATCACGATAGACCTTATCCCCCATTGGCTTATCTATATACTGCTTTTCGATTACATCCTTGAGACCCCCGAATGCAAGCGGGTGATTCACCAGTATGATTTGTAGAATGCTTTTATAGTCTGCTGACTTGAATTCTGCTGTGGGTCCATAGTGGTCTCTAACTAATTTCGCAACTTCTTGTTCGTTCATTATTTTATATATATTATATATAGATTATAATATATTTAAATTAATTATTGCCTAAATGTTTTTTTTTAGTATATTCTCTCTGATAGTTTCTCAACCGCTCTTTGTTTTTTACATAATACTCCTTCTTTTGCAACATTATATGCTCTGCATTCTTTTTGTTATACTCGGTCTGTCGCTTTATGATTTTATCTCTGTTGTCCTGATAATACTCCTCGGACGTCCTCGTAGGGATTGTCTTATTTACTATATTCGCCGTGGTCTGTATATGATTTCGTTCTCGTTCGTGTAGCTCTCGTTCATGAAAAAAATCTACTCGCTCTACCTCCTCTATCTGGTAGTTGTTATTACTTAACACATCATACGAAGTAGTATAGTTTCCTTGGTTATTTAAGTATCTTTTATAATTACTCTTATGCTCTGTTAGTCGTGTGGTGATCGGTTTGGTAGTGCTACCTATATAGCACTTGTTGGTAGTATTGCAAGAAATCTTGTAAATGTATCCTGTTTTCTTATTATCGCTAAACATATTCTATTATAATATATTAAAAGATATTTTTATTTATATTATTTTTTAATTAAATTACTTATTATTTATTCTTCCTCTTCTTCTTCCTCTTCCTCTATCCACATATCACAATAGCCATCTATCCAGTCTTGAATCTTCTCTGCATCTCCTCTGCAAGTCATTTGAATATACCTGTAATATATGTGTGCCTTTAATTTAGAAACGAATACTTCTTTATCCTTTAGGTCTTCATCTGATAGGTTCTCTCTGAAATGCTGTTCCTCTACATCCATAGAGTATTCCATAATAGCATCCATAGCATCATACATTGTCTGTTGAGCGGTCATTTTAAGCGGTTGTTTAATACTTGTTGTATTTTGTTGCCTACATCATATAGTGGTAAAAGCATTTCAATTTTATGGAACTTTTATAACATGGAGAACAAATATTTGTTCTCTTTAGAATTATTAGAATCTAACCAGTTCTATTTAGAATTCTAATTAGAGGGGTCGTAGAGATACAAATAGGGAGTTATGGGGAGTTGGTTTTCACTGCATATTTTTCTACTTTTTAAAAAACTCTATAAAACCACTGCATTACAATCTTATAT